TCTGAAAGACCATAATATCTTTGATCGGCTGCAGTACTAAATGTAAATGCACCGTTCTTAATTCTTGTTCTCCTCGCAAATTCATCTAAGGCATGATTCAACCAAAGCCTGATCTGTGTTTCAGATATCTTAGGGTGATGCTGCCTAACCGTTTCTACCATTTGTAATTGGGTCATTTCTGTCCTCTTAATCTTTGAAGCTCTCTTTGATATTCAGCTTGCAATCTTTGGTATTGTTCTCCCATCCAACTATATCTAGATTGCTCTTCTGTCATTCTAACTTGAGCTTCTTGAGCATATCCTTGTGCTTCAGATAGAGCAGAATTGATTTCTTTAACTCTCATATCGCCAATTGATGTCCATTCCTGAAGGTGAGCCTGTGCTCTTTGCATTTCAGTTGATGCAATGCCTAATGCAGCTTGAACTATTTCCACATCTTCATTTGCCAATGCTCCATAAGCATCTGTGGTAGCAGAAGGTTCATCACCATCAACATAAGCCTTAGCTCTATCAAGGGCGGCTTTTACTTTTGTTAAAGTAGAATTTGCTGTCAGAAACGTCTCTTCGTCACCAAAAATAGAATCGCTAGCATCTTGTTCAAATTTATCACCTGCTGTTTCTGCCTGATCTAATGCAGCTTTAAAGTAGGTAAGCGCAGTTGTAATAGCAGTACTGGTTGTAAAATATCCATTTGCCATTAAATGCATTAATGTTCTTGAGGCTGCTCCTAAGATAACAGCATACTCAGCGCTATCTGGGAAATTAGCTATACCAGAAGTACCTCCATATGCAACTGTTGGATAAGCAAATTTTAATATTTCGAATGGCTTGCTTCCACTTGGCGCAGGTATAACATACATGCTGCTTCCTTGATAATAATACACCGGGTCTCTTACGCTAGAAGCATATATACTTCCGCTATCTGCAACATATGAACTCATACCATAAGGCACTTCTGTTGCATATCTTCCATCTCTTGCAACAGATAGAATGCGTGCGTTTGTTGCATCATATGGATTAGAGGTATCTGAAGTATCCAGTGTAGCGTTCTTAATAAGAACATCATCTGGAAGAATATCAGTAATCTCTCTAGCTGTTGATGTAAGAAAATCAGTTAAAGCAGTAGTATCTGTTACTGTCTGCCCTACTAGGTCTTCTATTTGTGTCTGAAATGACATTTATTTTCCTTTAACAATAGGTGGGAGATTGCTCCCCCACCCTAATTGTTGTTAACCTGCGTCTACCGTTGCTTTTGTTGAACCATTACAGTACCAGTTTGTACCATCACAAAGAATATCAATCGTATCATTAATTGCGCCTGCATTTAATGTAAGAGATGATACTGTTTCATGTATGTCTCTACCGGTTTGTGTTGCGTGGTCAGTACCATAACTACCATGGTAGTATATTTTACTTGCACCACCACTTATCACATGCTCACTATCATCGCCAGATATAACTTGGCAACCAAATCCTTTAAAAGAACTTGAAATAGTAGGCAGCGTAACAGTAACTGCTCCGCCAGATAGGATAAATGACTTTCCATTGTCAGCTTTTCCAATTGTAAAACTTGCAGTTTTACTCGGAACAGCAGCGTTTGAGCCCTTAATATAAGGTCTTGCCATAATTAGCCCCCTTAATCAGTTATCTTGAATATCTTATGAGATTCAATCAGGGTTAATCCAAGTCCTTCATCAGACATGTACTGGTCTTTTACGCCATCGTAGGCATCATCTGTTTTAACATTCGCCTGATAAACAGGTGGACGATAAACAGAATGGAACAGGTTTTCATCTGATACGACTACCATATATTTATTATATGGGCCACGAAGTGCGGGTGTCGGTACCATATGAATAACTCCATGAGGAGTTTCCAGTTGACGGTAATTGAAGCCCAAAGAATTTCTTTCAGATGGGCCTATATCAATATTCCATGCAGAATTACCTGCAAGACCGGAAGCACCGTCCAATTTCGACCAGTAACTCATGGCACCGGCACCGCAAAATGCTATCTTAGCTCCGCTTTCAGGAACGTATTGGAAAACTTTTTCCATATCATCCACGAAATCGCCGTAGCCATAAGTAGCTTCAGATACAGTGAATACACTTTGGTCATCACCAGATGTATCACCATATTTGATAACTGCGGTTACAAGTCCCATTGTAGTACGAACTCTGTTACTGTTTGCGTCAGTTCTTCCGCCATCTGAAAAAGATTCAGATGAAGTTCCGTCACGAGAGTCAGCTAGTCCAGTTCCAATTGGGGAACCACCAAACAAGAATGCTTTTTCTTTCTGCATCTTGTGTTCTTGTGATTTCTGTAATCTCAAACGAGCAAGCTCAGAAGATTCGCCACGAAGTGCGGCGGCTTCTAATGTCCCGGTGATTTCCAGAGGTGTTTTGAAAATCTGTGTGCTATTCCACACGACTTTCAGTTCGTCAGCCCATGCATTAGCAGCAACTGTACCTTCACCATGTGCATTACCGACAACGATGAAAACATCGTTATCTGCAACGTCAATAGCTGAGGTTCCAAGATTTTTGAATTTAATCGTGTCACCATCTGTTACAGTTGTTATTACTACATGTCCACGTAGTGTAGCTTCGGTAGTATCCCAGACTTCACATTCGAGTCCAAGATAGCTACTATCTGCTGTGGCGGGTAAGCCAACAATTCCATCGATATCCATGTCGTCTGATTCAGTATCATCAGCGGCTTGGGCAGCAAGGTTTTCATTTGCTACGAAACGTTGGTTTTCCCATGGGTTTCTATGTTCAAACATTTTGAACAAGGGGTCAGTGGGAGTACGAGTTTCTCGACTAGCGACTACCGTAGTAAACGGCGCCACATCAGTCCATAGTTCTTTTACAACTTGAGGGCTAATGTAGAAATCTCGTCGATCAGTATATAGTACTCCAGACCCGGTAAGGTTTGCAATAGCCATAATTAACTATCTCCTAACTTTACTATGAGCAAGTAAAGCAGCATTGAACATATCGGCGTCATTGGGTTCAGGGTTAGCCGTACCAGTCTGCACTGCAGTCGTGGTAGGTATCTTTAACGCCTCGGCCTGTTGGTTATATTCTGCCATTTTCTGATTTACTTGTACTTGCTTGGGTGTGGGAGCGTTCGTTAGATCAAATAGCTTCGCAAGAATATCTAGTGAAACATTTCTAGGATCAGAAGCCCAGTTAATGAATCCACTAGCTTTTTGGTCAGTCCAGTTGTAAGCACTTCTTACATGATTGTAAGCTTGTGATACCATTTGCTGTTCCTGTTGTTGTGCCATCATCGATTCAGTTTCCTGTAATCTTGAATACTCAAGATTCTTCAGGTAATCATATCGATCATCGACAAACCTTTCTTTTTGAAGTCTAAATTTAAACGAATCACTCTCAGGATCGTTATATGCGTCAACCTCGTTGTAATTAAGCGGCTTTTCGGGAGGCATAGGCTCCTTCAATGAATCATCTTGTGGCTGTTGATGTGTTTCATTGGACAATGATTGTTGCTGCGGTTGTTGAGCAAGAGCTGATTTATACATATCCAGTTCTTGCGCCATACGAGCATTATCATTCTTGGCTTTATCTGCCTGTGATTGCCAATAAGCCATTCTTTGAGGGTCGTCTTTTCCCAATGCTTCTTCTTCTGTTTGAGCTTCAGCAACTTCACTGCCCTGTGCAGTTTGAACCTCTGGTTGTTCCACGGTTAGTGGGGCTTGGGTAATTGAAGGCTCAGGACGTACATTGGGTTGCTCATCGGTAGCAAACAGACCATTCTGTTGTCCTACTTCTGGGTTCTGAGTCTCAGCATTACTTGCGGTTTGGTTTTCCATTATTCCTCCAATGGGATTATTTCGTTGTTTGAAGCTTCTCGCTCAGCAACAACACCTTTAACCTTCTTTAATTCATCTTCAGTTCGTGATTTATAAAGCTGGGTAGCCATATCAGCACGGTTAGATGATTCTTTCAGGTCTGACTTGAATTTTTCTACTTCTACACGCTGTCTCGCATGTACCAACTCACGCTGGGCTGTCTGCAAGTCTCCAGACAAATCTTTTATCTGTTTCTGTTGGCTGCTAACCTGTGACGTAAGCTGTTTCATTTTACTGGAACGATTGATTACGCCTTCCATATCTGCAACTTCTGTCTGCTTTAATACTTCAATCTGGTCAATAAGTCCAGATTTATATAATTCCATATAGTATTCAAAGCGGGCAAACCGGTTAGACGGTAATGTGGAACCAGATACTACCACAATATCGTATTTGCCAACCGTTACATCATTAAGCCTACCTAGAAACTCTCCTGAGATATTATCATACATAGGCTCATTAATTGTTAATTGTTTAGGTTTATTATTGGGCTGCAGAAGGCGAATAACCTTTTGGGTATTATAAGTAGCCTGAATAAAGGCTACTACTACTCTTGCCAATTGATTTAATCCTTCTTCAATATCATCTCTTTTACTCTTAATCCTTCTCTGTCCATATTCATCAAGAGCAATAGTACCTTTAAATGTCTGCGGCATATTTGAAGGATCGCCTTGCATAAGCGAATAAATACCTAAAATTCTTTCTATATCAGCCTTAGCATCAGATTCATTCTTATATAATTCATTTGGCAGTGGTACCGGCCCTGCTACGATAGGTTGTCCAAGTTCTGGATCGTATTCTATGACTGCAGTACCTGCCCGTCCCCATTCTTCCTCTAAATTCTTTCTATTCATAGACCCACGTGGTATGAATAGCTTCACGTTGGTAGACGAAGAAGCATGCGCTACTATTAAAGACCTGATCTTATTAATATACTCTTGCAACCCTTTAACCATTCTTACGTCTGATAAGGGATATGGGTTACGATTATGATTATTCATAAACGCAACAATTGGATAATCTTCCAATGGCAGCATATTTTCAAATAATAATGTTCCACCTATAGATACAATCTGGTAAATACGGGTAATACCTATCTGGTTAGATATAATATCACCTCTTTCAATCAGTTCACCATAAGTAATAGGTTGTAGCATTGTAGTTGTATCAGGTAAAGCAGCGGCTGTTTCCTCTCCCTGCATCATCATCTGTTCGCCGGTAACAGGATTCATCATTAAATGGAATATATTTCCAAATTCTTCTTGAATCTCTTGATACTGCTGCACCTCAAGATCGTCAGTAATGATCCTATCTGTATTTTTATTTGATATAACGAAGGCTGGTTTTTTAGAATATTCCTGAAATTCCACTTCGGTCATGATCTTTTCATTATTTGTGTTAGGATCATAGGCACGATAGTGGGGAACCATTATTTTTGAAAGCCTTTCAATAACTTCAAGCTGCCGGTCGTGCTTAGTGCCCATACGTGAAGATTCAATATCGCCTTTAGAGACCATTTGATCTTCAAGACCATATCTTACGCTATCATCAGAAGGAGCAACTTTAGATTCGTTTGCTTCTCTAATAACAGCTTCCAGTTCTGGATACATAGCAATAAGCTGTGATTCTGAATGGAGTTTGGAAATAATAATATTAGATGCGTCTTTCATAAATGCATCTGTGCTGGAGGGGTCTATATATACATTCAAGGGATCAATGGCCTTGATGAAAAGCTCTCCTTTGCCATAGTCTGCATTCGGGTCATGATAGACCATCATACATCCAATGCCCTTAACATAATAATCATCAATTGCTTCCTTCAATTCAGTATTTCCTGAAGAATTATCCCATACCCATGACATTAGATCAGAAAAGATAGTGCCAGTACGTACATCGCTATTCTCACGTCCAGTAGACTGAAAACGAGGAGCATTTGCCGTAAGGAGAGCCTTTGCCTGTTCAACGGCAGGATATATGACATTTACCACTAAGGGCTCCTGTGCTCTGCGTGTAAGCGTATCGACCTGATCTTTTGTCCATTGCATTCCATTACGGAATTCATTGTCTTCTATTGCTTGTCTCGCCCACTTAGAACGAACAGAAGCATAATCTCTTAGAAGTTCTTCAGAAATCTGAACTTCTGGGTTTTTTTCAGCCATTTTCCCTTGAAGTTAAAGTTAACGATAACTGCATATAAGACGCATCAGTTAAAGAAAAGTTTCATGATGTTAGCCAATCATGTGCTTTTTTTCTATAAGATTTTTGAGAGTGACGTGTTTTTACTTGTTCAACACCATGATTTGGTATGTAATTACCCTTGGTAGCATAGTATAAACCGTCTAATAGATCATCATGCTTACCTCTTGGAAACATCAATAGCTCATCTTTTAAAGAATCCATGTCTTTTTTTAAATAAATTTTCTTCTGTGCGAACCAAGGCTGCATAGTTTCAAGCCTTGATGACTTGGAAGCCCTTGGCGTTTCCTTTATTTCCAAACCGGGGATGAATAATCCCTCCTCATCTGCCTTGACTCTTAAGTAGTCTCTAAGCATTTCCTGATATCCTATAGATTCAATACGGGTTTTCACCGGTTTGTATCTTTTAAAGTAAGAAATAATATCATCTGCCAGTTTCATGGGGGTGGCTCGCTTCTGATAATAGGGTAGAACGTACTTATTGTTCTTAGAATCAACTGCCACTGCTACAATTGTAGAATAGTCG